CGTAACCATCGACTACGCAACGGAGACCGCCGGCGAGCTGAGTCAGGGCCGGCGGTTTACGGGAAGGGTTACGCAGCCAGCCTGGAATCCTGTTCGGCGCGTCTTGGACGTCAGTTGCACGGACCAATTGCAGCAGCGTGTAGAGGCCATGGAGATTGCGGCCGTCGACGCCCTGGTCGGCGGCGCCTGGTCCGCAGATGTGTTCGAGCCGGTCGATGGACGCTCGCGGTGGGACTACGCCCAGGAGCGTTTGACCAGCGTAACCGGGAGCTTGGACTGTTCGCCATATGGTGCTCTCCGCGTCACGTCATGGCTTTCGGTGGCGCCTGCCTACGAGTTCGGCCAAGGCTCTACGGTATACGGATCGCTTGCGGTCGAGTTGGCCGACCTGAGCTCGCAGACGAACAGGATCGAGATCGAGTGCGACTACCGATTCAGCCGGCTTTGGCAGTTGAACGCATCGTATGGATGGCAGCACCCCGGGACGGGTAACGCTGTTGGCGAGGCAGGGTTTTGCAACTGGCGCGGCGATGACACCGAGTTGCCAGATGTCGAGATGATCACCTCGGCGACCGAGAGCAGCGGTCAGACGTTGTTCTATGCGACCTGGTATCCACTGCCGCCCACGGGCGTCTACTGCAATCCGCCGGCGGCATGGAGAAATGACTTCACCGAGCTGCTGCTCGGCGGAAATTGGATTGCTGGCCGGCGCTGGGTGCAGTCCGTTACAGAGCGCTATCGGTTGGTCATGGAGGTTCAGCCGAGCGTTGCGGCGACCGGTCCGATTGTCGGTCGGCAGCGTGCCTCGTTCGAGATCGAGTCGGACAAGGCCGAGCGCTGGGAAAGCGACCCGATCACCGGCGGCAGCACCGGCCACGACGACGAGAAGGATGGAAACCGGCGTTTGTCCGCGCTGAACTGCTTGTTGGCCCAGGGAGCAACGACGCTCATTGCTGCGCACCGCGGCACGACCGTGACCTGGGATGTGCCGACGTCCATGGTCCTGCCGATCGATCTTGTGCATACGCTCCGCCTCGATGATCAGGGCGCGCGTGCGGTGGGCAAGTGTCGCCGCATTGTCGACCGGCTCGACCTCGGATCCGGTAGCGCGCTGACCACGATCTCTATCGCTGTGATGCGAGGCGGCGGGGGCGCAGAAGACCCCCTTGTTCCTCCTGCTGGCTCGTCAGATCCCGTCAGCCCGCCGTCGGGCGGGGGACAGCTCTCGACGCAGCTTGGAGGACGCAACGGCAGTCCCGCGTATGACGATGAGGCGGATGGTTTCTCAGGCAACTGGAGCAATCGCGATCCCGGCGCCGAACTGTTCCCGCGGCGCTTCTCGTTGACCGCGAAAGACATTCCGGAGACCTACAGGGACGAGCATGCGCCTGAGATCGCGGCCACCTACCGGGTATCCGTGCCTGACGACTTACTGGAGATGTAGCGATGGCGAGAGCCTGGATCAACAACTGGAAGACGACGCTGAGCGCCGGCCTTTCGCCTGGCGAATTGAGCCTGACGGTGCCGGATGCTGCCGCCGCGCTGCTGCCGCTCTCTGGCGGTAACTGGGTGCTGCTGACGCTGGCGGATGATGCCGGCGCTCAGCATGAGATCGTGAAAGCAACCGCCCGCGCCGGTGGGGTGGTGACGATCGAGCGCGCCCAGGAAGCCACCGCCGACGGCAACTGGCCGGCGGGAACGGCGATCTACGCCGCAGTAACGGCCGGCGACCTCATGATGCTCCAGGCCCGTATCCAGGCGCTGGAGTCCGATCCATCTGAAGGCACCTTGGTCGACGAAGCCGGAGCAACGCTGGTCGACGCCGCCGGCAACAACCTGATGATCATGGAGAACAACTGATGGCAACTGTTACGCACGTCCTGTCCGGCGCCGGGGAGCCGCTCGATCCGCCACCAAGCATCGGTGCTCACTACGTGAACACGAACAACGGCGCGCTATACATGGCGAAGGGCACCGCGAGCGGTGCCGATTGGGTCAAGCTGGGTAGTGGCGGTGGCAGTGCTCCGAGCGAGGTGCTGCATGTCAATACCGATGGCCAGTTCCTTCTCGAGCCTCAACACTCATTTGTTGAGGCCCGTCTGTTCGCAATTCCCGAGCTCGGCACGGCCGCAATTGGAATCGATCCCAGCACATCCCGACAGTTCGACCTGAATATCAGGACCGCGGGTCCGAGCGGGCAGCAACTGCAGATCAGAGTTACGTCCGGTGAATTGCGCGGAGGGATGTCGATCGTTGGCACAACCAGGCAGTGGGCTGTTCAGGAGTCGTATGGATTCTTGATCAATGCGAATGACCTCAACGGCGAAGTATGGGCGCGCGTCTATTTCGATGCTGATGAACTCACTCTGTCGATGCTTGTGTTCAGCGATGTGCCGAACGCGTAGGAGATAGCGCATGGCTCTATCAGATGAGCGCCGCAGCCTCGGCGCGAGGAACGAAGCGATCCGCCGCGCCGGCGGCCAACGGGTTGAAGCGGAGCGCCGCGGTGACCAAGGCCTGACGGCGGCGCTCAACCGGCTGATCGAGCCGGAGCGTCAGGCGCGCGCACTGCGCAAGATCGATCCGCGCGGCGCTCTGGATGCCGCGCGCGGCAGGGCCGACTACAACCCCGCAGGCAAGCAGATCGGCGGGGGCGGTGTGTCCTGGCCGTTGGCCGAAACCGACAAGTCGAAGCGCACGGTGGCCGATGAAGAGATCGTGAGCACCGATGGCCTGGTTGTCGTTGTGTTCAAGCGCGTCACCAGCTTCGAGATGCAGGATGGCGGCGAGAATATCGGCCGCATGGAGTTCAAGGCATGAACCAACTTATGCCCTGGGACGGCGAGGTCGTTCGCATGGGCTGGCCGTGGCACGGAAAGATCCGCCAGCCGGACAAGGATCTGGCCGGCTACGTCACCCTGCCGAACGGGGCGACGCGCCCAGCGATCGCGCACTACGGCACCTGGCCGATGAATCATACGCATCTGTTCGACATGGGCCTGCCGGACCAGGACGACCCGCAGGTCGAGGAGCAGGGCGGGAAGTGGTGGGGGCGAACGATCCTCCGAGGCGGAGGCAATTACGACTATCAGTTGTTCTACGGCGGCGCGACGACCTCGGCCGAGGGGCAGTCCTACACTGGTGAAGCTCCGTTCAGGGGGCTTCCTCTCTGGTGGGATAGCGACGATGAACCGCGCCGCCCGCTGTATGTAGATATCTACCTCAATTTGGAGCAGGGCAGCTACTACCTCGATTTTTGGACAAAGGGCGGAACGATTCACACCCTTCGGAAGAAGATAACGCTTGAGGATGTTGGGCAGGGCGCAGGACAGCCGGAGTGTGCGGTAAAAGATTTGCTCGGGAGCAACTTCTATTACTGGTTTTTTGGTGACAACGTCAAGCTGGACTACCTGAAGCTGCTGGGGGTCTACCGAAATCGGTTGCTGCTGGGGGTGGTGGTGACACAGGGTGAAGGGATGCGGCAGATTGACCCTCCGCCCGGAACGTCGGTGGTCAGCGGTTCGTCCCCGTCTGGAGCCCCTCAGGGGTTGTATGGTCTCGTCGAGGTGACCATTGCCCCGGATATCCGAGATCCAGAGGGGGATCACAGTCAGACGGTCACAATAGACGTGATCGAGAACCGCCAGGCCGCGCTCGGTAATCCGGTTCATCAGGTGACCGACGAGAGCAGTCAGCCGGGCGATCCCATCGAAACTACGCTCTATCGAGAGGAGTGGAACCAGACCTCCGGGTTGCTGACCGCCTGGTATGACGCTCAGGGAAACATCCATACCGCGCGCTACAACCGACGCCACTATGCGCTGAAGGAGTACCGCAACGAGCCAGGCGTGACGACAAGAACAGCGACGGAGCGAAGCAGCGAGGTTGCGCTGTTGAGCGGCTCCGGATCAGTTGTCGATAGCACTGTACTGACAGAGCAGTTCGAGGCGATCTACATCCCAGGGACAGGACTGCAGATCACTCGGACGGTGAAGTGTACGGGGGAGCCGGATGACGTCACGACCTATACCGACCCAGACCATACGGGTGGTCCAGTGGTTACCCCGCCGACGACGACATTCCCCCCAGGTATGCATATCGTCAACACCGTTGTGACCTACCAGTGGCTGGTGAACGGCGAGAACATGCTGGCCAACCAGGACCAGCATCAGGTGTGGCTCGCCGCGTTGAGCAACAACAGCGCAGCCATCTGCCACATCCGCGATCCGTTCGACTATCCCGAGGGGCAGACCACAACGACCGTCAGCGTTCGCCAGGGGCCGGCCGTGCACCTTGGCGGCGTGACCTCTGGAACGGTTACCGACACCCTGACAAAGAGCAAGCCTGCGCATGAGTACCGGCGCGGCTTTTTCTGGGAGCCGGCAGACCGTTGGGTACGAGCCAGTTGCAACCCGATCACCGGAGAGCTCACTCGCGGCCCGGAGTGCATCCAGTATCTGACCAGTTGGGTTTAGCCCCTCTCACTACTTCAAGGAGAAGCCGCATGACGCCGGCCTGTGTACCCCTGCGCATTGAAAAAGGGGCGACGTTCCGCGACACGATGCGGATCATGCAACCGAGCCTGGTCTACCGGCCGATCACCCAGATCACGCCGGCTGCTCCCGTCCGGCTGACCATCCCTGGGCACGGATTGCCCGGCACGTGGCTGGCCTGGATAGATGGTGTCCAGGGCATGCCCGAGCTGAACCGCGCGCGCCTCCGGCAGTTGCCTCATAGGGTCGCCGCTATCGACGACAACACCGTCGAGATCAACCTGCTTTCAGCCTTTGGGCTGGCGCCTGTGGGCGGGCAATTGATCTACCAGCCACCCGTTGACCTGGCTGGCGCCGAGGTACGGATGCAGATCCGCGATGTGCCAGGTGGGACGGTGCTGATGACGCTGGCGCTCGGCTCCGGCCTTGAGATCGCTGGCGCCGGAACGATCTCGCGGGAGATATCGGCCTCCGATACCGCGGCGTTGGCATGGGCGTCGGCGGTCTACGACGTGGACGTGACATACCCAGATGGCACGGTCCATCGCTACTACAGCGGACCGATCACTGTGAGCCGTGGGGGAGGGTGCGATGGATGACGCCGCCGAGCCCTGGGCGCTGGCGATCGAGGTTGATTGCGAGCCGCTTGTGCTCAGCGAGATGCAGGAATACGCGGTCACCGTGACGCCGCCGGCCGATGTGCTTGTGGTTGTTGCGGGTGACCAAGGGCCTCCCGGGAGGGATGGCGTAGACGGTGCCCAATGGGGCGCGACTGATTGGTGATGAAATGGCCCAGATTCGATTTTTCAAAGTGGCAACCCTGCCGGGTACGCTGGAACCCGATTCGTTCTACTTCGTCGAGAACGGCAGCTACTCGGAGTCCTACCTGACGAACAGCGCGGGAGTCGCGCGCTCGATCGGCAACAGCGCGATGATCAACGCGCTGATCAACGAGGCGTTGGCCAGCTTGCA